GTTTCGCAGGACACGGTTTAACCACATTTGGACGTCACGTTATGCTCTTCGTTAACAGCAAATATGTCCTTCTTACATTTGCACAGTGTGGAGACCTTGACGAATGGCATGTCAGCGATCACCTTTCGTCACTGGGAGCTGAGTGCATCGTCGCCAGAGAGGTTCACCCAACGACTGGAGGTGTTCATCTTCACGTGTTTGTCGATTTCGGCAGAAAATTTCGATCCCGGAACGTACGTGTCTTCGATGTGGACGGTCGGCACCCGAACGTTGTCCCTTCTAGAGGAACTCCAGAGAAGGGTTTCGACTATGCGATCAAGGATGGAGATGTTGTCGCGGGAGGTTTGGAGAGACCAATGCCACGCGGAGGAATGTCTGTCGGAGCTGAGAATATCCGCAATGTTGCGGGTCTGTGCGAATCTACGACGGAGTTTCTTGAGCTATTCGACGAAATGGATAGAGGGACTCTGTTCAAATCTTTCACCAACATCCGGTCTTACGCTGACTGGAGATTTGCCGTTGAGCCTGAACCCTACGTGCCACCCTTCGGAACTGAGTTCAGCGGTGGGGAATTTGATGGACGAGATGATTGGCTGGCGCAGTCTGGAATTGGATCTGGAGGTACACCACTAGGTTAGTACCCGCTGCGCTCGGCCCGGGCAATTCACAGTTTTGGCCTGGGCCTCCCAACGCTAACTCGGGGGGGGCCCCTAGCCCCCTCCCTCCCTCGTGATCGAAGGTCGGTTGTATGTTAGCTGACTAAGATAGGTCAGAGACCGAAGAGTTTGATCTTGTATGGTCCGAGCCGAACTGGGAAGACTTCTTGGGCTCGCAGTTTGGGCGCTCATCTGTACTTTGAGCGTCTATTTTCAGGGAAGGAAGCGATCAACCATATGTCAGAGGTTGAGTATGCTGTGTTTGATGATTGTTCTATTAATCACATGCCGGGTTGGAAGAGTTGGTTTGGTGCCCAGGCAACAGTGGGTGTTAGGGCGTTGTACAGGGATGCGACGTATGTGGCTTGGGGTAAGCCAATAGTTTGGTGCACAAACAGGGATCCTCGTATCGACATGAGGATCGACATCGACAACGAGAGAAGTCACATGTGGTTTCAGGATGATATTGATTGGATGGAAGCAAATTGTGTTTTCATTAACATTACAGACAATTTATATTGATTACTTCTCATGCCAGTACAACGAGGCTGTTGCATTGAAACTCAGCTTGTTCGCTGAAGTGCTGCCTGTTCGAGGAAGGAAATAATCCACCACCACGTAGTCGCCCATTCCAGCTTTTGATTGGGTGGAGAAGTACCCCACATTTTCTACACCGCCTGACTCATCGTCTGCATACACGAGATTTTTGTTCATGCCATGCCAGAACTTGTACTTTCGGATGCAACCATCCTCGTTACCGGACGCGATGGTCCGGGTCTTGTCGTATTTGACTGTGATGCGGGTTGGGTCGAGTGGCGCGGTCAGGGGTTCACTGAAGTCGACCCCCTTGCTGCCACGGAAGATGACGGCTTCGAAATTATCCCGGTAGGTGTTATTGGGTAGTGCATTAACCGTTCGTACCCAACCGGAACTAGTCTCCTGGGAGAGACTGAATGCAGGGGCGGTCGTGACGCTAGGGATGAGATCGGCGATTCCCTTGTACGTGAAACATATGCGACGCCATTGCCAAGGCAGACCGTCTGAGACCTGGATCTCAATCGATTCGGCCAAGCCACGCATGAAGCAAGTAGTGGCGGTCCGGGTAGACTGAAAGAACTTGAGTCCAGCGCCACCACTGTTGGCAGTAGTGTTATCCCGAGCGGTCGCAACCCAAACAAAGGGGTTGAATGTCGTATATCCACCAGTAATGATGGCGGGTGATGTGCTGTATGCAGTGCCACCAATCTGTGACGTGCCGGTCACATTAGTGTAATTAATCATCGTGTCGCGCTTCTTCGTTGAGGTCATGTTGAGGATCATCTTCCGTGAGCCCTTTTTGCGATAGGTTCGCTTCTTCCCGCCTGAGCGTCGGCGGCTTGGCAGGTAAGATCTGCGCGGCCTTTTCGACCGAGCGAATGACCTTCGGGTTCTGCGGGCACGAGTTCGCATGGCGGGTCCACTGTGAACACGAGCAAGTGCGGTATTGTGGGTAATCGGACATTGTTGATGTCCGGAGTCCGAGGGAGGCCAGGTACATATACCTGTGTCCTGTGTCCTGTGTCCTGCTATAATATTA